GATGAGCGCAGACGAACACGCAAGACGCCTCGACGACATCGACATTTTGAAGCGCACGGTGGCAGACATCGAAAAGCGGCTGATCTGGGTTGAACGCGCCATCGCGCGTTTGGAGAGGGCTGCGGAGAATCCGCCGATCAGTTGGCGCGATCTTGACTATCCGACCGTCCCAAAATTCTCCACCGGCAGCAACGGCGGAAAACAATGGTGCGAATGCGGTCGTGATGTCTGCCGCGCTCCTGACTGTCCGTCACACAAAGCCGATCCGCTCGGGAGGTGAATGAATGCCCCGTCCCCGTAAGGCAGGCCCCAGGGAGCCCAACGGCAGGCCCCAACGCAATCTCCGCACCAGCTACTGGCAGCGCCAGCGCGACGAGCTTGTGCGCGGTTCTCTCGACCAGAGGTTGGGGACGCCATTGGGCGTCCTGTACCGCGACGAACGCATCACGACCGCGCAGATGGAGGCAGGAACGTGGTTTGCCGAGGCTAGGGCAAGCGCAGACGCCGCTCTCTCGCTCCCGGCTAGGTCTACACCCGCGCAGGATGTCGGGCGCGTCAGAGGGCTTGCTGGAGGCGACGAAGACGAGGCGGCAAAGCGTAGGGCGATTGACGCTTACGACAGGGCTGTTGCGTTTGTCGGGCACGGCAGCAGGGAACTGGCAGCGCTAGAGCTTGTCGTGGTCTATCAGCGACGGCCTGACACGTATGAGCAGGTGTTGGCGTTGGTGGCAGGGCTGACCAAACTCGTCGCATACAGGACGGGAAGACGGGCAGCTTGACAGTTTCTGGCGAATCAGACATGGTTTTCGTATCGGGCGCTTTGCGCCTGCGATGGTTCGCATTTGCGCAGGACCGGACAACTGCGCAGAAGCCCGCCCTGAGGCATAGAAGGGTCGTAAACGTCAGCGTAAGGCGTGACTGCGGGAGAGCACCGCGAATTACCCTAAATTGTCAGGAGTGATCGCCTGCGTTTAGGGATGCTATATAACAAATCCCGGTTTGTTATATACAGGCCGAGTGCAGGCCGCCGCGGGCAGCACTGCGAAATCCGCATCCAAGTTTCGGGCGGGCGGACGTCAAGGACGTTTTGGCATTCCTAGGCTGACCGAAGCGAAATCCAACGTGGCCCGCTCGAAAGCTCTACATCGCGCAGACTCCCTCAGCGACGAGGGCTTGGCCTAGTCCTTTTGAAGATCGTCAATCCCGATCACGCCTCGGCACAACAGCTTGAGGATGATCACCACGGGCTGCGGGACAGAGATGTCACCGGAAGCCCATCGGCGAACCTGGCGATCAGATACGCCCAGAACGCGGGACGCCCCGGTCTGAGATAGACCGAGGCGTGCGAGGGTGTTGCGAAAGTCGGTGGGGGTCATTAGCCGGCGTTCTTCTTCACGAAGCGGGCAACGATGTCGCGGGCAGAGCCTTCTTCGTAATACAGGGTGTGTGCGTCCTCGGGCTCAAAGCCCATGTAGGTGAGGGCGATCCCGACGATGTCGTCGCGGCGCTTCATGACGGCAGTGGAATAGTTCCGGCCGTTGCCCTGCCACCACGCGCGATGGTCCTCGCTCCACACGTTGTGGGTGTACTGGCCGTAGCCGCATCCGTAGATGTCGGTCACCTGGGTCTTTGCGTAATCAAGGGCGGCCTTGATGCTGGGGCGCTTGGTCATCGTCGGGCTCCTATGTTCGCCGCTGTCGATGAACAGAGATTAGGTCATCCTGTCCTAGCTGTCAACAGGCATTCTGAGGAATTTTCAATGGACCCGCTGACGGCTCGCATGCGTTGTCTCGACCTCGCAGACAGCCTCTGTGACGAGGACGCAGACGCGGCGGAAATCATAGATGTCGCCTCGACCTTGTGGAACTGGGTCATGCTCCCATTCCGCTTGGTCGATGCTGACGAGGAAGACGGCGCAGGAGAGACGAGGCAATGACACGCGGTCGAAGGCCCGGTTTCAAGATCCCTGAAGAGCACCGGGTCAAAATCGCAAACAGCAACATTCTCAATGCCCTTATGGAACATGCCATGGGGCAACGTGAAATGAGCGGCACGCAAGTCACTGCGGCTATTGCGCTTCTGAAAAAAGTTCTGCCTGACATGACCGAGAGCAAGTCCGACGTGACAGTCGAACATCGCTCAGTCATGCGCATTCCCGAACCCGCCAAGGACACGACTGAATGGTTGAAGTCATCTGGCAGCCCCAGCCCGGTCCCCAGACAGCACTAGTCCGCTGCCCGGTCTTCGAGGTTTTTCGGCGGCGCGCGTGGTGGCGGTAAGACCGATGGAATGCTCGGCGAGTGGGCCTCACACGCTGATCTGTATGGCAAGGACGCGATTGGCCTCATGGTCCGTCGCACACGGACGGAACTGACGGAGACGATAGAGCGCAGCCGGCAGTTGTATGTCCCGCTCGGATGGGAGTTCCGCGAGCAAGACAAGATGTGGCGGGCACCGAACGGCGCTCGACTGCGGTTCGCGTATCTGGAGCGTGACGCAGACGCAGACGGCTACCAGGGCCACAGTTATTCGCGGGTCTATGTCGAAGAAGCCGGAACGTTCCCCAGTTACAAGCCGATTGCCAAACTTATGGCGACGCTTCGTAGCGGTGCAGGCGTCCCAGTTGGAATGCGGCTTACCGGCAACCCCGGCGGACCAGGACACCAATGGGTCAAGGCCCGATACATCGACCCCAACCCCGCAGGCTTCGAAGTCATCCGCGACGAAAAGACGGGCCTCGAAAGGGTCTATATCCCCTCAAGGGTCGGCGACAACAGATACCTCGGCAGCGACTACGTCCAAAGGCTCAAAGCGGTCGGCTCGGAAGCCCTCGTCAAAGCGTGGCTAGACGGCGACTGGTCTGTTATTGAAGGGGCCTTCTTCGACGAATGGTCCTATGAAAACCATGTCATTAAACCTGCTACGCTGCCTGATGATTGGCTACGCTTTCGGTCTGCTGACTGGGGTTCAGCAGCCCCATTCTCGGTGGGCTGGTGGGCCGTGGTCGGAGACGATCATCGTCTTGCTGACGGTCGGGTTCTGCCTCGTGGTGCTCTGGTCCGCTATCGCGAATGGTACGGAGCAAGCGGCCCAAACGTCGGACTCAAGCTCACCGCCGAAGAAGTAGCGCGCGGCATCAAGGCCAAGGAAGCCGGCGAGACAATAGCCTATGGCGTTCTTGATCCGGCTGCTTTTGCTGTGGACGGTGGCCCAAGCATTGCGCAGATGATGGCCCGAGAGGGCGTCAGCTTCCGACCAGCAGACAACAAGCGTGTCAGCCAAAAGGGTGCGCTCAGTGGCTGGGACCAAATGCGTGCGAGGCTTAAGGGCGATCTGGACGGTCGTCCGATGCTGTATGTCTTCGAGACGTGCAAGGACTTCATCCGCACAGTCCCCGCGCTGCAACACGATCCTGACCGGCCCGAGGATGTCGATACCGACGGTGAGGACCACGTTGCTGACGAAGCTCGATATGGATGCATGAGCAGGCCGTACATTCCGCGTCCGCCCGAGCCGCCCAAGGTTGATACGCCTGTCTTCCATGTGGGGCCGAGCGGCAATGCCAGCGCCTCGTTCGATCTTATGGCGTATCTGGAAAAGAAGCGGAAAGCCCGTGAGCGCAGCGACTGACTATTGGGCTGCTGTTCGCCGCGAGATCTACCGTGAAAGCCGACTGAGGGAATGGATGACGTTGTACGTGCGCATCAAGGATGCGGGCGAGACGAGAGGCTGCGCCGAGTGGCGTGACCTGAACGGTGTGGATTGGTGCTGAATGGCTAACGACAACGCTCAGTTCGAAAGCGTCAAGTCAGCCGTCACCCAAAGTGTATCCACGCCCGCGCAGGGCCTTGTCAAAATGTGGCTGGCCGCTGTGGAGGCGGCTGACAAGGAAGAGAAGGACTGGCGCAAGGAAGCGCACGAGATCGTCGAGATTTACCGCTCGGCCTCGACGCAGAAGAACAACCAGGCGTTCAACATCCTCTATTCGAACACCGAGACGGCTCTGCCTGCGGTGTACAACTCGACGCCCATCCCTGACATTCGTCGGCGCTACACGGACCCCGGCGCTGCCTCCAAGGCGGTTGCCGACATCCTTGAGAGAGCCATATCGTTCAGCGTCGATCAGTACGATTTCGATGCGCATATCCGCGCTGCCGTGTTTGATGGCCTTGCGCCGGGCCGTGGCCTTGCCCGCGTGCGCTACACGCCGCTGGTCGAGGGCGATCAGGTGGCCGGCGAGACGGTCAGCATCGAATACGTGCCGTGGAAGAACTTCCGGCGCGGCCCCGGCCTTGTGTGGGACGACGTGCCGTGGATTGCGTTCAAGCATTTCCTGAGCCGCGAACAGCTTGTCGAGCTTGCCGGCCCTGAGTTGGGCAACAAGATCGAACTCGACCATGACACGCGGACAGGCGACAAGGCAAAGACGGACACGGGCGCTGCGAAAGACCCGTCCGAGGTGTTCCTGCGTGCTTGCGTCTGGGAAATCTGGGACAAGCAGACCAAGACGGTGCTGTTCATCGCGCCGTGCTACGAGGTCGCTCCGATCCGCGAGGAGCCTGACCCGCTTCAGTTGACGGGCTTCTTCTGCATTCCGCGTCCGATCCAGCCGATCGACACGCCTTGCGACTTGATCCCGGTGCCGCCGTATCGTGCTTACC